ATCTTCACCCACATCGACTCGAACTGTTCGTCATCCTTGAATCGTACGTAGACGTAATCCTTGGCTTCGGGTTTCTTTTCAAATTCTTTTACTTTGAAGTACATGTCTATGCTGTGCTCCGCACAGGTGTATACAATGTTGTTGGCATCTTCTTTGTTCATAGTTCTCCTTTGTTGAGCGTCACTTTAGTTTTTATTTGTTTCAGGTCAGAGCGGTGATCAAATCCGTATTAACCATCATGGTCCAAGACTCCTAAAGTGCGCAGACCTTATATAAGATATCATGGGATAATAGTCAACCCTCTTTTTTTATTTTTTTTAATCTTTCTTCAAACGACCACCTCTTGTCTTCAGGTAGTTCGGCTACCAGAACTTTTACCAGCCGTGCCAGTTCTTGATTCTCCCTGGCCAGGTCATCTAGTTTCTTGTTGTACGAGCGAGACCTGTTCGAGCTTCGAACGAGATCCAGTGCTTCAAAATCAACTGCCATTAATCCTCCTTTTTCCTTACGATACGACATCATGGGATACCTGTCAACCCTGAAGTTCGCCTGGCCAGCTGGGATCTTCTGGCTGCACCAGCACTGGGAGACCTTCCTTTGTCCGAGAACGAGGTTTAGTTCAAGCGAAAACGAGAAACGAGATCCTGAAGCACAGGTGAACGCTGCTGGGCCCCAGGCCACCGACCAACAAAGAGGGAAAAGTCGGTGGCCAGGATCCGAGAACGAGAGCTACGCAGCATCGGGAGATGCAGCCAGCTCCGTTAGCATCCTGCGCTGGACCAGTGGCCAGTCCAACGGGAACGAGAACGAGGCAAACGAGACCAGGGAACGAGGATCAGTAAACACGGACACCGGTCTGTACAGTTTAAGGGCTCTCTGCAAGGGGGTCTCTTTCAAGATAATTACCTTGCCTCCAGCCATTATATACTTGTTGATCCAAACAATTTGCCATTTATTAAGCTTCGGAAAACTTAATGAATCTGATTTAAGTTCAATCCAAAATACTTCATTACTCATTACAGCATGAATGTCAGGAATACCATTGATTGTGCTAGATTCTACGCGGGTTAAAAAGCAATCAGTCAGTCCTTTCTTGACCTTTTGCCATAACCTAGATTCTGCATTTCTACTTATTGTCATTAAGTCAGTTTTTTAATTTCTTTGATGACTGAATTAGGTATCAAAGTAGTATTCCCAATGGTTTCTATTTCAGTTTTATTATCGTTATATGAGTAATCTCCAAATATTCTAGTAACACCTTTTGTTTGACTAAGGAGATGACCTTTGGTGATGCAGGTGGCCAGATTTGCTTTCTTTACATCAGAAAAACTACTCCATGAGCTATCCGAGACGATGTCAAACCACTCTACTGATACCATCGGATATTTATCTATTTCGTGTTTTACCTTTTTAGGTATTGCAATTTTTTTTCTATTCATCAATCTCAATCTTTATAGTTCCAACATGTGTAACTATGGTAGAGTTATGCACTTGGTTAAAAACATTTAACCACTCAGACCAACTAGCCTTTTTCAATTGCTGTAACGTCTTCGGACTCAACTTCAATCGTTTTGGCATTGTGCCCATCGATTTTATCCGATAGTTCTTGTAACTTTTTTTCAAGTTGCTCACGTGACATACCCTCCAAACCACTAACTCGTACCTCTTTCCTATCAACATAAGCACCTGCTAATTGACCTGATCTATATTCAGCGTTAATAGCAGCAGCATATTGTTTATCCTTCTCGGCCTTGTCAGAAATTCTTTCTAACCTCTTAAATCTTCTAAGGTTGTCACTTTCATACTTTTTAACTTCTCGTTCAAAAAGTTTATCAAAGTATTTTGCAATATGTGGATTATGCTTTCTAGATAACATTCTAGATGCAACAGATCCATAATCTTTTTCATTAGTACAAACATAGCCTGCACGCTTAAGTGCTTCAGCTTGAGTTATTGATCCCCAATCTTTTACGTATATCTCTATAAACATTTTTTGTTTAGGAGTAAGATCTAATTCTGTTCTATCTGTTTTTCTTTTTAAACCACCAGGCATTATTTTCTCGTTTTAGTAAATTTTCTTCTTACCTCTCCTCTTGCAAAAGAGTCAGCAGATGAATGAGTCATGTGTGTTTTAGCACTATTATAAGTCTCAGTGTATTCTTTTTGTTTTGCTTTATTTCCAGGATATAGTTTTTTTACTACGTCTCTAAACAACATAAATTTTTTCATCATAATTTTCTACTATATAGATTATTTCACCAGAAAGTAATAGCCCCAAAAACTCCTGGTTGCGTTCCCGCAAGAGTGGTGTATCCAAGATACACCATAGATACACCACAGATACACCATTAAAATTGATTAAAAGTGTTGGTATAATTGATTAATAGACGTTTAGATACACCAGATACACCACTTCTGGCCTGGGGGGTACTTTTTATTGATCAGGGGTCTAGAATATCTATATAGTAAAAAATCCACCGATCCCGTTCAGTAGGTTAATTCTGGTTGTCCGGTGTCCATTTTTCCTGTATAGTTTACCTGTGTTATTTATCAATAACGTTCTTTGCTTAACTCTTGGGGGAGTTCATTTTAATTGCTCTCTAATCATTCCCCCAGGAGTCAAACACATTCGCCCACCATGACTACAATAACTTCTTATAATTTTCCTTAAGTATTAATGCACGAATTTCTCTTCTCTCATCTTTACTTTTAGCCTCTCGATACCTCTTATACAATCTTCGATACCTAATCCAGGCTACTTGCATTTTAGTAAACAAAATTTTTCCATTATCTACCATCTTCATATACTCACCTCTTACAAAGTCAGGATCTAATTCAGCACCCCAACATACGTGTTGAAAGTCTTCTGAATTATCTACAAACCAACAATGGCTGTCATGTTTATGGTAGGTTTCTCTTTTAAAATTTGAAGGGTTTGTTGCATCTTCTAAAGCTTGCACAAGGATTGCCTGAAACAATCGCTGTTCTGCGAATGCTTTTGGTTTTGTAATTGCAAGGCTCAACTTAGTGCCCAAATATTTTAGTAAGCTTGGAGCACAAGTCATACGCTTTAGTTTTATCCATCACAAAAGTTCGTGATCGCTTACGTCTATACCTAGGTCTTTCATACACTCGAATGTACAAATCCCACATACGTTCAAGGTAATCCATCTTTTCTTGACCTGTCATTAGATCAAGCATTACAATTGAGTCTTTAAGTAAACCCTTAGGTTTTTTTTCCATCAGCATAACCACGATGCGGGAAAGATATAAGATATGGAAAGATCACACCGTGGTTAAGCATTTTTAACAACCAGTTTTATGCCCTTTGAATCTGCAGCACGTTTACGCCCTGATCGCCATCGATCCTCGATCTTATCAAGGAAAGAAAGACTAAAATTTCCTAAACCAAAGTCATTTCCACAATACAACTGAAACATCAAACTTGTTAGCTCATCGTAAGTTTGTTTATTAGGACAAACCATTACAAGCTTATCTAACGCTTGATTTAATGCTTCTTCACTGCTTTTTTTTACAGCTTTACCCACAAAATAATCCTTTATTTTAAAGTTAATTTTAGGTTTCGTTGTTCGGTGAAAATAAAGTGTTTTGAAAGCCCCACTTATTTCATTTAGGCTTAGGAATACATCTATTGTTTATAAAAGAAGTGACTTAATTGCAACAGTTAAATTAAAAAAAAGGGCCTAGTCTCCCAGGCCCTTTCCAATTCCAGATTAAAGGTTAACCATCCAACCTGCGAATTTATTTACCGTTAAGTAGCTTTTTGCCCTCAAGTAGTAAATTCTGTTTCATTTTCTCGTGACTGATGCCTTGTTTTTTAGCTATCTTTTTTACTTCATCGTCTACCAATTTAGCAATCATATTACCTGGTCTTCTAAAACCGTTTTGACCCATAGCTCTAATAATTGTATATGACTCAATATCAACTGCACATGATTTCCATTTACTTATGTCCATTGTTCCTCCTTAAAAAAACATTATGTAAAAAGCACCACCAAATAGTGCTAATAAAATTTTTGCAGGTATCAGAAACATAACTGCACAAATAATTGTTTTAATGATCAGGTTGTTCATCTTCTTTCCCTTTCAAATGATCGTAGCAAAGTTCAGCAGCTACTTTTTCGTTAAT